GCCACCACCAGAATCAACCGGTCCACCAGAATACCGGCCAAGAACATCCCGCACCCCAGTTGTGTCAACATTCCCGAAACGCATATTGTCATACTTTCCGGGCAAGTCTAACCGGTCGAAAGAAACCTGGGAAGCATCGAAATCAATCTGGACACCCGGCAAAGAGTTGGCCTTGTCAATGAACCATTCCAGCCCACGGAGCGCGCCGTTAATCCAGTTTTCCATGTGGTCAATCATTAAGTTGAATGTGGTCGCCCAAGCAACCCTCATGTTGTAAACAAAATCTTCGAAGTCTCCAGAGAACTTCCCTAGGGATTCCATCAAACGGCCCAACCCAAAGTTGGTGAACATTTCCATTGCCAACGGGAGGATGACCGACATCATCTCCGCGAACAAACCTAACGCTGGGATGACCACATCAACAAGTAGCGCTTCCAGTAGTGGCAGAACATAATCCAGCAACGGGAGGAACATTTCAATGAGTTCCAACACAATCGGGATGATGGTTTCTAGAAGTTTCATGAACACCGGGAACGCAGCCTCGATGATGGGTTGCAGTGTGTCCGCGATGTCCATCAACACGGGTGCAAGCATTTCCAAGGCGTCACCAATGAACTCAGCCAGGACGCCCGTGAGGTCCGCAAACATTGGCATAAGAACATCCAACAACGCGATGACCGGTGGGAGTACCGTGGAAACAATTTCCATGAACACCCTGGCAATGTCACCAATTATGGGGATGATGGGGGACAACGATTGGAGCAACGCCGGGAGTGAACCTAGAAGGTCGCTGATTACCGGACCCAACTCCGTGAACAAGTCCTGCAACAAAACACCGACGGTTGCAATCACCGGACCGAGGTCGTCCAACACGGACGCCGCAATGCCCAACATGATGTCACCGATGGGAAGCAATTGCGCCTTCGCGGTTTCCATAGCCTTAGCGAACTTGAACCCGACAGTTTCTTCCGTCGCAGCGAACGCCTCATCCAGCGCACCAATGTCGTCTGTCATGTTGTTGAAGATTGCGCGGGTGCCTTCGACGTTGGAACCCATCAAGTCGAGAACACCAGATAGTGCGCGAATGTTTCCGAACACCGATGTCGTTGCCTCAATGTTGCCATCGAACGCGCCGGTCAGAGTTTCAAGTGTGGCGAGAAGCCCTTCTTCTTTGATTTGTGTCCGCAAACCCTCCGCAGACAAACCCATCCCAGCAAGAGATGCCTCAGCCTCCGACGTAGGCTTAGCCAATGTTGCCAAAATTTGACGCAACTGTGTGGCAGCCGTTGACGCGTCCGTACCCGTCCTAGACATTGCGGCCATCGCCGCACCAACCTCGTCAAAACCGACACCCAACGCGGACGAGATGGGCAACACTTGCCCCATCGCACCAGCAAGTTCAGCCGGTTCCAACTTTCCTTCACGGACTGCCTCAGTGAGAACATCCACCGCCTTGGCACCATCTAGTTGTGCCGCACCGTAAGCGTTCACCGCCGACGTCGCAAGGTCAGCAATCGTCTTAGTGTCACCCAGTCCAGCCGCAGCACCCTTCAGAGATGCCTCAAGGACCACGATGGCGTCATTGCCGCGCAAACCCGCAGACGTAATGTAGAACAACGCTTCGGCGGCTTCGTTGGCCGACTTGCCGAACTGTGGACCTAACGTCTTAGCGGCTTCCTCCAACGCCCCAATCTGGCTGGAGGCAACACCGACTAGACCCTTTATCTTCGCGAAGCTTGTTTCAAACTCCGCAGACATTTTCAGGGCAGCCCCACCGATGGCACCGATGGCGACAACCGAGGCCAACCCGATTTTCCCTGCCATCGCACCGAACTTCTTCAGTGACCCGGAAGCGTTGTTTATTCCTTTGTTGTTGAACTTTGAAACAATGTTCAGACGAATTGGACCGCCAGCCATGATTCTCCCTAGACTCTAAATTTGTTGTTGTATGACGCCATTAGGTCGTTTATGATTTTGCGTGATGTTTCAACAATGAAAGGTTTCTGACTCAAGAAACTGTCATAGGCGTAACGGCCAGCCTTGCCACGAATCGGCTTGTCAGCGTTCAACCCGCGAATGAACGCGTCACCCTGACCTGTGACACGGTGAGTCATCTCCCTCGACCTGCCCCCACCCTTGACGCGTCTAGTGTACGGTTTGGAAACCGTCGCACCGGGCAACCGGCGGATGCCAGCAAGCTCCGCATAATCGAAACCTAGTTTGTTCTTGCCACCCGTGACAGTAATACGCAACAAACTGTTCGTTCGTTTCTTAGAAAACCCGGGAGTGAACTCGACCTTCGGTTTGTTGATATGTTTCCACTTGGTTCCACCACGGGAGTTCATCCCCGACAACGGCGCTTCTTTAGGCACGTCGGCCTGAATCTTCGCAACAACGGGAGCTAACCCGGCCCGCAACTTTACCCGCAACAACGACACAGACTTGGGGTCGATAGTTTTCAGCTCACGGATAGCATAATTCAGGGACGAACGGTCCACGACAATGTCCAAAGGGAAACTCCAATCCTCCCTCTATTCTACCGGCGACCCTGTGCCCGCTTCGACTTGCCAACCATATAACGCTGAATGGTGAACAACATCCGAGGTTCCAGGTTCAACAACTCAGTCGGAGACAAACCCGTCTCGACCGCAATCGTCGCAACCAACCAATGCATCGAATCATCTCCGATGCCCTTGATTATTTTGGGTTAGCCGCCTCAACACTTTCGACATCTAGAAGCCATTCTTCGAACGGCTTAGCCGTCGCCTTGGTGCGGTTCTCCACAGCCCAAGCGAGGAAGAAAAGGTGTGTGAGTTTCGCATCCTTTTGGAGACGCGACATCGACATGTCGAACTTGGTTTCGAACGCAACAATGTCCGCTGCGATACCAGTGACCAGTTTGGGTGTGTCTTGACCTGAATAGTGAATGTTTAGACTGAAGTTCATGACGCCAGTCTATAGCACGTTACGCAGTTCCGCGTGTGACTCCCGCAGTTCCAGCAAGGTTCCAGGAAACGGAAACGGTGGCCAAGTCACCAATCGATGAGCTAAATGGGCTATAGGAGGAGCATAAAAATTCAGCCGTGTATGTCGGGTTAGTTGCCGACACAGCGCCCGAAGTAGGCTTCACAACCACAGTCGCGTTCGAACCGAGCAGCGGGAGCAAGGTGGCGTCAATCGATGCAGCCCCAAAGTCCTGGTGGAAGTCTAGTGTGATGCTCGCATCTTTTAGTCCACCTATGCGCGAACGGTAACCGGAACCGCCGAAAGCGGTGGTGTCCTGCTCGTCTACGCTAATGTCCCAAGTCACGGCGGCAATGCTGGAAGAAAAGTCCGTGCCGTTGATTGTAATGTTATAGTCTGTGGCGACGAAACGTGCCATCTTTTTCCCCTTAGTTTGCGTAAACCGTCACGGCAAAATCTGCCGATAGGTAACTTATGTCTCCCCCTAATGATACCGCAGAGATGTTCGTCATCGTCTCGACGCGGACATCGTAAGCTTCACCACCGAGGGTTTTGTCTGACTCCACTGCGGCCTTGATGCTACCCGCACCGGTTGACGCATAGGCGTTCAGTTTGATTTGCGCCGAGCGTTCCGCAGCCCTACCAACGAGGACAGTGACAAGAAACGAATACGTTGTTAGTCCGCCCTGGAACGCCCCGTCGTAGTCGACGGACTGGAGTTGCACGACGGCAATCGGTGGGTTGACCTGGTCCGGTATTTCGGCGGCTGTTCTCAGCCCGCTAATGGTGGCCAGGTTTGTTGCTAACCCGTCACGAATTGTTGTTATGCTCACGCCATTCTCAATTTCTGAAAGGGTGACAAAAGTTTGGAAACGTCCGGGTCGATTCTTCCGACGCGTAATGCTCCGAGTTCATCGAATGAGATTCCCAATGGGGTGTCATATCTTTTGAATCCGCGCATGGATAGGATGATGCAAGCCTGTTTGACCGCGGTGGGTATCGCCGACCAACCGAACACGCCCGTGACTTGCACGGTCGCCTCATGCGAGTTGGTGTTCCGTGGGTTCCATAGTGGGAAAATGTTGGAGCCGATTGCACGGATGCGGGTTGTGGGGTAGTTGCGGAGCCCGCCTGAAATGTTGTTCAACGGTTCTAGCTGGTAGTCGCCTGTGGCGGACCAGGTGTTGTCGAACGATTCTCCGGTGGTGGAAGTCTTTAGTGTGGCGACCGATATGAGGTCGTCGGTTTCTGTGTAGAACGGGTCGGTGGGAATATAGACGCGTGTTGCGGTTCCGGCGTTGTAGAAGATGCGTTCACAGAACCCGTCGATTTCGCGTGATGCTGATTCGATGGTGAGTTCTATGAGTGCGTCGTCGACGGAATCAGAAATTCTGAACGCAGCCTTCACGTCTATAAGTGAGCAATATCCGTTTTCAATAGCCATAGGGGAAGCCTCCAGGTTCTATTCTACCGGTGGACCGGTTCAGGTAGTCGAAAAAAAAGTTGTGGAATGAGTTGTGTTTTGTGTTCGTGGTGTGTATAG